ATTTAGTAGCTGTTCTAGATTTACCAGATCGTGGTGGCATTGATACGACTAATACTTTCTTATTGGAGTGTGTTACGAAATTCTGAAGTACCGAGGTTAAATAAATGAGATATTGGCGCGACCGTTTATAGAAGTCGGGAGCCATTAATTCGCAATAATCGAAGAAATCACGTCGAGCGAGCTCTAAACGTGCTTCGTATTGAAGACGTTGTTTTAGCTCTGGTGTCATTCTCATTTGGCCTGTAGTTTGAATTCGTATCACCTCCTTTTGGTGTTCGTATATGTTCGCATGTAATCGAAAATACATAGGGAAAGTTAATCGGGTTCTTTCTCAATTAGAGCTCGAAGCTCTTCTGTCGTTAACGATTGGACCGGATTATTAATTGTCGTATCCATTTTGATACGCTGTTCATAAGCTGCATCCATTTTATTTAAGATGTCGAGAGCTTTAAGTTTGTCGTTATATCTTACGTCGTCGCTGTAAATCCATTGAGTAAGTAAGTTACGACGTTCTTCTATGGTTGCTACTCTATGATCTGTAGTTTGTCTAAATCGTTGTTGTAATTCAGCTATATAAGCCTTGCAGGCAGGTTTATTAAGGTTTTCTAGGCCCATGTTATTAACGACCGACGGACTGGATTTTGAATAACCAGCTTTAATAACGGCTTCATTAATAACATTCCCGTTAGAAACATATTCCTCGCAAAACCTGGCTTGTTTTGGAGTGAGTGTGTACCCATCCACAACGATTCTTCCACGGGAGTCTTGCGTTATTGCGATGGAACTCACCTCTTTCGTTGTAATTAAATGTATATATATAGTAGTTATTATTAAGTGATTAACTACGAATGTATGTTTGGTTAGTAAGCTAAAAAAAAGAACCCTCTTTTTTAGAGAGGGCGCTTTTCTAGAAAGGAGGAATCATGAAAAAAATCTTGTTGCAAAAATAATAGGAAGCTTAAATATGGTTTTCTTGTGTAAGGTAGGAATTAATATATAGTAGATGAAAAGAAATGGATGAATTAATTTATTATTCCTTACATATATATTATTACGCGCTATATGGGAAGTTAGGGGAAGTAAGGGGAAGCAAATTAGAAATTTTATTTAAATATAATGTTATTATTGTATTAGATGTAATGTTAAATAATGAAGCTAATAAATTAAAAAGGCGGCCGCACTCTAATATGCGACCGCTTCTTTTAAAGGAGACTAATTAAAAACAGTGGAACAAATATTCCCGATAATACAAACGCTACAATAATAATTAATTCGTTATCCATTATTGCTCACCTTGTAATACTTCACATACTTGTTTAAGAGCTTCAACAACAGCCATTTTAATTGCTCTAAAAGAACAGCCGGTATTGAATCGCGATGTCTCAAACGTAGTAGCCAGTACTGTTAATGAAATATTATTAAGGTAGTAATTCGTGAGTAATAACCGATACCGTGCATCTGGTACACGTTTAATCGTATTAGCTATTTCTTGTTGCGTGTCGATGTATTGTTTTTGGAGCCTTAACTCGTCAGCCTTGTACTCTTTTAACATCTCTTTGAGCTGTTTATCGTCGAGTTTCGAGATATTTTGATCGTAAAGTCTGGTAAGAGAATTCGATCGTTTAATTTCGAGTGCTAGATCACGATATCGTTCCATATATTGTCTAGCTAGGGCTGTGTTGTAGTATGGCTTCTGTTCACCGAATAATGGTTCCACTACATACTCTACGGAATTATCAAGTAAGTCCTTAATTTGTTGTTTTTGCGCCGGAGTGTATTTCATGATTAGGTACCTTTACTTAAAGAAAAACGAATAAAACGAGTATATGGCCAGGATAATCGTTATAATCGACCATGTGCTAATAAACGTTACAAGAGCATCGGATACGATCGTTACTTCTTTATCGTTGCAAAGTACACCCTCTTCCTCGCCAGGAAGAGGTCTTCTTACTTTTAATGTGTCCATAGTTAGTTCCTTTCTAGTGTGTATCTCAAAGTATCGAGTGCTTTTAGCTTTTCTTGTTTTACAGTAGCGATAGCGATGTTAAGTTGTTCAGCTATTTCTTCGTCGGTGTATCCATCGTAGAAGTCGCGCATAATAATCTGTTGTTGAACATCGGTTAAAGAGCTTAAATCAAGAGTAGAAGAAACGACGCTATTAAAAGCCTCTATCGTGGTCGGATCCTCGATTGTATTGATTAATTCTTCACCTTCATCATTCAACTTATTAAGTTCGACTAGTTGAATACCGTTAAGGATGTCGATGATTTGTTGTTCATCGAGCCCAGTTAACTCAGCAATATTTGTAGTAGTTATGCGTTTTTCAATTCTGCTTAGTAGTTCTTTAGCCTTATTAATTTGCTTAAGAATCTTAGGCGTCCGGTCCGGAAGTCGTAACGTCTTATTCTTTTGCAAATACCGGATTAAATGGCCATTAATTGCTGGACGAACATAAGTTGAAAACTTAGTATCGTGATCTGGGTTGTATTTATTAAAAGCTATTAGCACGGCTACCATACCTTCTTGGATTAGGTCATCAATGTCGTCAGAATCGCGGAAGGTTTTAGCTATACTCATAACTTGGGATACCTGGTTGAGTACGATCTTATCTTTGATCGATTTCTTTATTCTAGAAGACGGAGTACTGAAATATTCATTGAATAATGCAGCCTCCTGTTCTTTAGTATAAGGAGTATTAATAGGATATATATTATTAGTTTTCATATTATTAGTTATATAAGATATAAAGAGTTAAATAATAAGATGTATTAAGGCGCCGATCGCGATCTGGGTAAGCAAAAAGCACTGCATAGGAAACAGTGCTTTAGCTTGAATTAATATTAAGTTTTATCGCTGTTGCCTTTCACAACATATATTACAAACGGAATGTCTATTCCGGGTTAATTTATTAATGAAGATTTAGTGAAGTTTTAACAAGTCTTAAGTTATTCGTCTTTATAATATCGTTAATACATTCAACGGAGACCTTAGATCCTTCATATAAATCATGAATGAATAAAACGGAATAACATGAACCTTCTTTTTCTAACAATAAATAAAAAGAGAAAGATTGATCACCAGAAAAAGGATCTCCTACAAAACTAGAAAATAGAAGTTTGAAGTCTGAATAATCTTCATAAATATATTTATTTAATAAGTCTTCTGGTTCGCTATAATAATCATTGAAAACTAAATCAATTCCTGTAGACTTGATTCCATATTCTAATTCTTGTATCGCTATGCATTGTTTTTCTGTTAATGTATTATTGATTTCCATAACTATACCTCTTAATGTTCATAATTTGTTTGAGTTTTAAGTGGCCAAAATTCTGAAACCGTGTTTAAGCAGTCCTCCCAGTCATTGTGTACCATTACATGAATTAATACATCTTCTCTTCTGGCTACAATACTATAGGCGAATGATAATTCACCACTTAAAGGATCTCCTGATGCTGCACAAAAGATAATTTTATATTCTGGATGATAAAGCTTAAAATATGCTTCGATTTGTTTGTCGACGCTATATGCTTCATCATCGATATAATGTCTAATATTATCGAAATCTAAAATCTTAACTAAGTCATTTCTAAAAATTTCAAATTTTGTGGTATTCATTATCATCTTATCCTTTATTTATTGCTAACAGTGGCTACTGTAATTAAATTATTTTCAGCAAATGTTTTTGATGCTTGATATTGGTATTTATCATCTTCGACTATCGCGAACCAAGCTCCAATACTTCCATGATCACCGAACACAGTATATGTGTCGACTACATTAAAGTTTTTTAGTTTAGCCTGGAGTTTTGATTTTAAATCAGCCTCAACTTTACTTTTATTTTTATCTAAAATAGTATCTGTATCCATTAAAGCATTGCATACTTTGCTACGACAGCTATTAATGTATTTAATTTCACTTAAAGTCATATTTATTCTACCTCGTCAATATTAAAGCTAAATCCAGTTCGGTTATAGTAAGTACCGGCTTTATAAGTCTTACCATCGTTGTCGGTAACTTTTAAATAACCGGCGAATCGTTCATCACATTCATACGGCGATTCAATTATAGCTGTATGGATTATATTAAAATCGTTAGGTAAATGTTTTGATAACTCTTTAGTAAAAGCTTTGTGTAAATCTAATGGCTCTCTTAAGCGGCCGACTACATTAAAATTAGTTAATGTTTCAAAAAGTGCATCTTTAATAATATTTTTATTGTTCATCGAGGTTTAACTCCTTAACAAGTTCTTTTGGAAGTTCATCGTTATTCGCTAAGTAGATCATGCAGTCGGTATATTGTTTTTCAGCAAATAATCCTTTAATAGATTCATTGAACTCTATCAATACTTTCCGACTGATCTTCCCTACATAGGCTCCATTACTAAAAACTGGATTCATGATGAAGTAAGAGTTATCACCACGACCTTTTTGTCGAATAATATCGGCTTTTTTAGCTAACTTAATTAATGCTGTAGATTGAGCATTAGATAATTCATAGTCGCCTTTATTAAGCATGAACTTTAATTGTTTAGTATTAAGTTTAATTTCTTTGCCTTGTCTTTTACCAACAATATGGTTTTCATCGTCTAAGAATTGAGTTAACCATCTTAATGCAGATTCGTATAAGCAAAAATGAGTTCTGCTTTTACATTGTTTTTCGGCGTCTTCTTTACATATTGCTACAAAATGTTGAATTAGGCGCTCTCTGAGTATGTTAAATGTAGTTGCTCTTATCGCTAAGTTATTTAAGTTAGCAAATTTACCGTTTTTATTAAATAGCTCCCAGCTATCATACATTTTGCCTCTAAAAGCGTGTTTAAACCTATCGTTAGTTTCCGGCGTTTTTACAATAGCATATCCGTTTTTAGGATCAATATAATATCCGTTTTTGTCAAAATCATTATGGTCTACTTCTAAAGTTATAGTATCAGATGTCGTGCTTTCTGTTTTAACTTCTTCAACAACTGATGCATCGTGTTCGTCCATTTCGTTAAAAATGTGATAAGATTTATGTCTCATAATGTCATCGCTTTCTTTAATTAAAATTGTTATTTAAGATACCCCGCTAGGGAATTTTAAGCATTCCTTAAATTACCGTCACGGTAACGTGCTCTTTTTTGAGAAATCGTAGATTCTATATAGCTTTTTTGACAATTTTTCGTCAAAATTTGGTGTCGACTCCTTGTGAGTATATATATAGGGTTTACACCATTTTTTATTTTTTTTAATTAAGATCATCTACTATACTTATATTATACTATAGGTTGCCGTCGTCGACAAGTTTATAACCGATTAAATTTTAGAAATAACAAATACCGATTAAGATCGGATGCCTGGGTTATACCGTCGACGAGGGCTATGTGAAGTAGAACTTGAGATAAGAGATGAGTGAGCGTTAGCGAACGATATCTCTTAGCGAAAACGTTCTACGAAACATATATTACAAACGAGAGTTACAGCTTGGGTTAGTTTGAACATGAAATTTTGATGAAGTTTTAATATGAATGAAACTGGCGAAGGGAGCGATAGCGACCGAGATAGTTTCATTAGGGGGAGCGCTAGCGACCTTTAGTAGGAAACGTTTCTTGGCGGATTACATTAAGCTAGTTTTCGCTGTTAAGATGCGGAGTCCATTAAGATTGTGTTCTTCATACTATATATTACGCACGGAGTAGATTATGTTGTACTAATATGATGGAGAATCTAATATTCTTTATTAGAAGGTGTTTTTGGTATCAAACGCTACCGGGTAGGATG